GATAACATCTGTCCGAACTTTGGCGTGGAAGTCTCCGAACTCGTTGGAAGCTTTACCTTCAAACTCTGGTCGAAGTTCCTTAGCTGTGTCGGCTATTGTGTGAGTTACACCGATGGCTTCGGCCTGCTTGATGCGTAGGGCATGAAGCCTCGCGATTGCTGCCGATCGTTCCTGCCATGTAAGATCGCGGCGTTTGAGGTTTTCGTCAAGCTCGGCTTCTTCAGCTGCGATTTCGTCCAGTTCACCAAGTGTGACGTAAGGCGCGTGGTATGGCGGATAGTCAACCCCATTGTGCCGGATACCGTCCCCCATTGCCCATAAATCGCCCATAGCGCGCAATCGGCGTTCACCGGCGACTAGGACTAGGCCGGAGTCCGTTTCTCGCATGACAGGGGCGTGTAGCAGCCCTATGGCCGCAATGGAATTAGCTAGGTCAACCAGCGACTCAGCCTCAAACTCTTGCCGCTGCCGGTTGTCGGAGATGATGATTTTGTCAATATGGATAGAGTGCGGCATGACTCGCTTTCTTGCAAAAGTGGCGGGGGAATTACTACTCCCCCGCCAAGGATGGGCTTGGTGAAGTTTACGCCGGTTTGGTCAGCGCTTTGACTTCGTGATAAATGTCCTCACCGTTGATCCGGTGAGAGACTTTGACGTTAGCCATGCGGCCTTGGATCATGCCAAAGGCGAACGGCTCACCTGGAGTGTTGAGGTCCAGGGCCTCGCGAATACGGCCGAGGCCGACGTTTTTGCCCTTGCCAAAGTCGAGTTGGCCGGTTTCGGTAAGATCCAGCATTTGCTGCTGCGGAACTTTTACCGAGTCGCGGCCGAGCAGTGCTTTGACATTATCGTCTTGGATATCCCAAAGGATTTCAACCTTCAGGCCGGACGACGAGCCATCGCGTGATGCCCATTGTTTGACTTCGACCTTGTCGGCTACTGCGAGGTATTCGCCGACAGGGCAGGGAGTGATTTTGGTATCGTTGGCTTCTTCGAAAGTTTGGTTCAAGAATGTGTTAGGATCAAATGACATAAAGTGTGTGTCTTTCAGTTACAGTTGCGAAAAATGGGGACAAGGTTGGTATAACCACTCGGCCCCCTGCGAGGGGTTATTTCGTTGCCTGATCGGGCGAGTTGCGCTTGAGCCACTTGGTTACGATCAGGCGAAAATCTTGCGGAATGTCGGATTTGATAGGTAAGTTCCTCGTCTTGACGTCCGCCATCGGACTTGCCGTGTCCCAATACCACTTCTCCCCCGATCGGGTTGTGAGTATCGCATCGGAGAACATGGCAGGGAACTTTGGAGCCAAAGCCTTACCTAGCGTCGAAACCATTAACTTCACTCCACCGAGAACAGCATCAGTTTCACGCTCCACATGAGCGAGTAGGACAAAATGGCAACGGCAATTATCGCAGAGCATACGGATAATTTTGAGGACTTGGTCTTGGGCGATGCCCCAGTCGCTTTGGTTCCGAACGGCCTTGCCTCCCACAACAAGCGACATGGCGCAATCAGAGATACCAGTAGCGCCGTCGATAACAAGAAATCGACTAGCATCCCACTCGTTGACGGGTCCATACTTTTCTCCAGTTCTATCATCGGGGAAGTTGTTGAGGGCTTCCAGTAACTTGATGAATTGGTTGTGCTTGGACTTGTTCGGATCTGGCATTTTCGCCAGAGCCTCGAGGTTCAAGGTGTTGATGTTCTTGGCGTTGGCGATGAGCTGATCAAAACCAGCAGTAGGTGCTTCGAGCCGATGCCAGTGTAGATTAGACGGAATTGCAAGGCCTCTGTCGGTCCAATATCCAGCCAAGGATTCAAACCCAGACTCCAAAGCGAGATAGAAAACTTCAACACCGAGGTCAACCAACGTGCCGATGGAGTGAGTTTTGCCGGTGCCCGATGGCCCCATTAGAAGGATGTTGACTCCGGGCAAGGTGAATGGTGGGGTTAGCTTGATGGGAGTGCTCATGCTGCGGCCCTCTCTTCATAGACTTGAACAAGGCCAGCTTCTTCCAATAGGTTGTAGGTGAGTTCGCCGGCTCGGGTAAGGTCATAACCGTATTTCGGAGCTGGATGGTGAATGACAAGACCTCGTCGGATAAGTCCGTGAACGGCGGGAACAAAAACATCAGTGCCTCCTGAAATTCCTCTGGTGTAGTTTTTAGCTTTAACCGCCCACAAGGCATGGACTTGCGTTCGACTGAGGGTTAGGTGAAAACTGGTGGCTGTGGCATATTCCTTGAAAACGTTGTTCATAGCAGTTAAATTCCATTTCTAGTTGATGCTTGATAGCGCCTAGAGGCGGATTGTGGTATTGAAAGAAAAAGGGGAAGCCTCCCGGAATTGAATGGGCAAAGGAGCCAGCCCACAATTCGCCGACGGGTGAGCAATCCTTGCACAGGCCTCCCCATGAGGAGTATGGATTTTTCTTACCATCAACAGTGATGACGAGAGATCCATACACACGCCCACAGGACTCACATAAGAATGACTGCGATCGGTTATAGCGACACGAAAGGGGGAGTGTCGAATAGCCGAGGTAATCATCCTCATGGAAGTAGAGGGCGGTTATGTTGGTCATTAGAAGGGGATGTTGTCGACAGTTGAAGGCTTCGAAAGGGTGCCGAGAAGTTCCTCGGAAACAATTTTACCTTCCCCGTCGATCATAACGTCGACAAGCTCAACTGACCACTTGGCACCAGCATCTTCGAGTTTGGCGCCAGCTGACTCGGCTTCATACTTGGTGTCGTGGTAGCTAACAGCTGGCGGAAAGCCAAGAATTGTTCCGGTGAGTCGATAGCGTTCTTCCTTCTCATAAGGAGCTTCGATAAGAACTTCCAGACCCTTTGAATAATTCTCACCTTTACGGATGTGGAGACTACCGATAATTACCTCAGTTATAGCTTTATCTGTAGTTACAAATTCTATACCAAGCATTCCAGTTTCGGCTATGGTTTTAATTGTCTTAAGTATCATTGGGCTTCTCCTGTTAAATACTTACGGGTTAGTTCAATATCATCTTTCCGACTTTCCAGATACTCTGGCCATGTTACTTCAGCGCGGGCGAGAGGGTCCCAGACTCGACGCTCGAAATAGGTTTCAAGCCACTGTTCAGGGTTAGGGGACTTGCAGACTTGGAGAAGACTGCACCCGCCATATTCCGCACAGGAGTGATCGAGGTTGTAGTCCCAATAGCCGGACTTCCAAGCATACATCATGCGTTCGATGTCGCGGCAGGTTTGCTCGAGCCAGCGGTCGATCTCGTAGTCGGAACGATAAGTCGGGCATTCGAGAGTGTCGTATTTGGTCTTGAGAATAGAAACCCCGCGAACGATAACGCCGGAAGGGTTGTAGCCGTATTCCCTTGCAGCCCAGCAATAACCAGTGAACTGGCTCCTCATTTCCCACTGCTTGCCCCATGAGGCGCCGAGTTGGGAAGTTGTCTTTTCGTCGTAGATATAAACTCCGCCAGCGAACTCAGCAATCATGTCGGCTCGTCCGGTGTAGAGTATCGGGTCGCCGGTTATAGGGTGAGGGATTGGTAGAGGTTGCGCAAATGAAAATTCAATTCCGCTTCTCCCGTCAGGGAATTGGAGGGGAATGGCGCTATCAACTCCAAGAGGATAAGACTCAAAATAAAATTCGAGTGCGCCAGCTGTGCGTTCAAGACTCTTCGCTGACTCCGGCGGGCACTCAAAGTCTCCATATGAATTGATAAGCGCTGAAAGTCCTGCTGCAACTGCGTCTTCAGGGGATAGGCCCTGCTCGTAAAAGGCACGTCGTGCGAACTCAATACCTTCTGCAAATGCCTTTCCAGCCACAAGATGGACGCTCTCACCGAGGGGTTTGAAGTGTTGGAAGTAGGTTCGGAAAGCTTTTTGTGGGCAGGATCGAAAAGCTGCAAGGGTGGTGGAGTCGATGGCTGAGGGGAAAGGGATGATTTCGGTGGGCATAGGGTGGACTCCTGCTTGGTTGGGGTGTTAATGTCGATGAGTAGTTGCAAGTCAGATCGGTCGGAAGCTTTGGTTAGGTCGAAAAGCTTGCCATGAGGGCCTTCGAGTATCATAGCCCTAGCTCCGATAGCAGATCATTAGCGTTGACCTGAGGTTTCGCCGTGCGGGATCTAGCTGGCGGCATGGCTTGCCGTTCTGCGCGGAGGAAGGTAATAGCTTCCTTCATCTCTTCAATGGTGAGGGTTCCCTCGCGCGCACGGTTTCGCCAGTCTGCGACCTTCTGCTGCATTTCAAGTGATACGGTCATGGGACTTTCCTTTTAACTTTAACTATACAAGGCTGACCTTTCAAGGCTTCAAACGGTGGTAACCCTGTCATTGCACTGCGAAGTCCCGCAAATGCGATTAAGTCCGCGAGGTTGTTAATCTGTGGTGGTTCGGGTTTAGCATGCTTGGGCATCATGAGAAGCTCCTTTTCTGGTGCGGGTTTTGAATGTATAACTAATGCGGAAATTAGTCAACTGTGATGTTAAGGATCAATGTCTAGCATCCTGTTTCGCTTTCCACACCTTCGACATTCGTAGGTTGACTCCCAAACCTCCCAACGATCGTTAACACAATCAATGAGGAAAGAACCAACGATCTTCCAGCTGTGAAAGCCTATCAGGCAGAGAATGTGTCTCATGTTATCCACAACTCCTCGCGCTGTCGAGTGCAACTGACGTATAACGACCGAAATGCCTCGGCTTTGTTCCTATTCAGCATCAAGTCCTCGAGGTCGACGAAAACCTTGCGGTAGGATGAACCTTGTGATCGGTGGGAAGTGATGGCATAGGAATGGCGGATTTCGTGGAAGGCTTCTTTCAATTCCCAGAATTCTCTCCATTTGTAACGCTTGCCAGATTTGGCTTCCATTGAAAGCTCGTTCAAGCGGTTGGATAGGCGGAAGGCTCCGGAAGGGGTTAGGACTCGAAGAGTGATTTTGCGTTCACGCTCATCAAGGGCGAGGATGTTGAAGATCTCAAACTCACCGTGCAGAGGGTGGTTGCCCTCGACTACTTCTACAATCTCAGCAGTTTCGTCGGTTTGGAGGATAATGTTGCCGTCAAGATCTGTGCAGCGGGAAGTTGCTACGATCTTATCAGTCGGCAGCCAGAAGGTGGCTTTGGCTTCTGGACGGCCGAAGATCAAGCCCCGAACATAGTTGTTGTATTCGTCGACTTTGACATTCCGCCAAGAGATGATCTTCGCTTGGTCAGATTTGAAGAGTTCGATGTTGGACTCGATCTCGTTGAACCAATCAGCTTTACCGACGCGATGGACAGGAGGATTGGTTTCGATCTTGATTGAGGGGAAGGGGTTATCCACGACGTTACGGATAGCGGTGGCGAGATCCAGCATGGAATTGCCATAACGAAGGACCTTGGTCAAGGTGTAGCTGTTTTCGATCTTCCAGATAGGGGAGGTGATTTCCCCGACAGGAGGCAGCTGCGCGGGGTCGCCCATGAAGATGAAAGGGACTTTCCAAACATCGAAAGCATCGCGGATAGCGTCCATGAGGAAGCGGTTGACCATAGAACCTTCGTCGACGACGATGACTTTATAGCTGGAGAGGTCGACAGGCTCTTCGGGTTTCTGGAGTTCCTTTACTTCCCCATTGGCTTGAAGGGACAGTCCAAGCAGTGAGTAGATGGTCTTTGTGGCGCACGAATGCAAGGAAGCTTCGTCGAGATAGTTTCGCAGAACTTTAACGGCCTTGTTTGTAGGGGCTGTGAAACAGATTTCGGAAGGTTTGAATGTTCCGGCATTTACAAGCTCCTGTATGCAGAAGGTCTTGCCGGTTCCGGCGTAGCCTTTGAGGAGGAAGAAGGGGTCATCACCTCGAAACTTCCCATTAGGGCAATGTATTTTATTGGGAAGTTTCGAGGAAGCTGTAGCTTCGAGAATACTGTAGCCACTTTGCAGCCAAGAGGTCATGAGGGATAGAGCTTCTTGTTGGTCAGGGGTAGGTGCGAACTTGTCAGTCATTTGGGCTTCCTTTTCAGGTGATGGCTTTCGCCGGTCGGGTGGTTGGTATAGATGGGATTTTAGGTGGTGTCAATGGGAGGATTAAGGCTTATCAGTCTGTCGGTCATGGGGTTTCCTTCCATCCGGTGAACATCACAACGTAAAGTCCTTTCAGAATAGCTTTCGCTATCAGCAGCGGCCACCAGAACGCTTCACCAAAAGAAAGGTCGCCGTTAGTCCCTACGTGTATTAAGAAACTAAGTAGGCAATGCATCATACCGAGCAACGCCAGCAAGCCGTATAGGTCTTTCGGCTCCATCCCTACTCTCCAAGCGCCCGAAGCAGCGCGGTTATGGCGGCTAAGGTTAGGTTGCGGTCGGCATGGCGACTAACTGCTTCGCAGAGTGTTTGACAGTCATAGACTGTGAAATCACACCCGACACGATACATTTCGTGGGACGAAAGCCACCCCCTCCGCTCAATCTCATCGAGCGTTAGCCTTATGTCTGTGAGGTAGTTGGGGCAGCCTTTGTCACCAAACGCGCTGCCATCCTCTTTTATCCAAATGTCTGTAGCATGGTAAGTCTGTAAGAGGCCCCACCCCAAAGCCACAGCAACAGCCTCAACGACTTCCTGACTTATATCGCCAGAGGAGATACGTTCGGATAGTTTCATCCCACCTTCTCCTGTGGCTGTAGTGCTGCGCGAATTATCGGCTCGACATAAACCGTTCCAGTTCCCTTATCAAAGGCGTCGAGATACGCCTGCAAAGCAGCATCCTTACGCTCAACTTCGGTAGTGAGTGCTTCGATGTGGGCGGCCATGCAGCGTCGCGCCAGTGACTCGGCGCAGTCAAGACATTCGTCAAAACCTCCCGCCATGACGCGTTCTGGCGCTGGCCAGCCTTCGTGTTCGTGATTAAATTGCAGAATGGTGTCTCGCACCGCCTCGACCGACTTCGTTGTCATGCCTTCACCCTCTCATAACCGGCTATGTTCACCATAATCACTCACCCCACCTTCTCCTGTGGCTGTAGTGCTGCGCGGGCCTCATTTACGCGCCGCAGCTCTGCGATATGTTCCGACGAAATGGCAGTATCGTAGGCATCCCTGTCACCAGATACGGCGCAATTCC